GTTATTCCTAAATTAAAAGATTTATATCCGGTTTCAGATAAAGACGTTGAATTTCTTAAATTAACGATGGCTAATCTAGGAACAAAATCTTACTTTAAACTCGCTTCTTTTTATAATGGTATGTATGCATTCGATGAAAGAATGAATGACGGACTTCAAGTATTTTATCAAGGCTTAAAAGAACAAGGTATTACGGGATATGATTTTAGCCCTGAGGGAATAAAATTAGATGGAAAAAATTATCAAGAAGCAATGAGATTTGCTCGTGCATGGGCTAATAAAAGTATTGAAGATGAATGGAAAGAACTTATTAAAGATGAAAAAATTATTAATGCCGCTAAAGAGATGAGAGGTGTTAAAAAAGGTGATTTATTAAGTGGTGATATTGGGAATACAACTAAACTCGCTATTATTAATTATGCAAATTCAAAAGATAAAATGGAAGTAGATTCTGAAAAAATTAGAGCAAATAATAAATCTGAACTTCAACAAATATTTATGGGGTCAGGGAATGCAGACAGAGCAACTGAATTAGCTAATAATATAATGAATAGAAGATTTGCTATCTATGCATTAATAGACACTTATAGAAAAGCCGGAAAGCTTAATAAAGAGAATCAATGGGCGCTAGATCAAGTTGTACAGCAAATAGAGTCTTTTGAAGATACTTATGGATTAGATTATGGAGTTCATGGAAAAGAAGCTTGGATAGGTGTAGGCAAAACTCCAGATAGTTTCTTTAATTATGTATTTAATGAGTTAAAGGCATCATGAACGAAATTTTAGATAGTTTAGATAAATCTCTTTTAGATGAAGATACGTTAAAGTTATTAGGATTAGATGTAGATTCTATTGAACAACAAAAAGTTGTACCTGGAAATAATATTACTCAAGAAGATATTATAGAAAATGATACTGCGTATGTAAAAAGTGAATTAGGAATTGATATGAATGCAATTCAAAGCGGTCTTGAGTTACGAAGTACAAGAGAAGCGGAAGGATTAGATGAATACTATAACGATGTATATACAAATATAATTCAGAAAAATCCCAATTGGAGTAAAGTAATTTATCAAAATGGATTAGAATTAATGAAAGAAAAACATGGAGAAGGAGCAACTCCAGGGTATGTTGATGAAGCAACTTTATTTGAAGCAGCAAAACCATTTATCGATAATCTGTATGACTTTAATCCAGATGTTCAATCATCTTTTTTAAATTATAAAACAATGATTGAAGATACTACTTCTGGAAAAGAAGCAATGCTTTTAAGTGGAATTAGTGATGAGGTATCTATGGATGTTTTACCTAGACTTATAGTTGAAACATTAGGGCCTAATGCCGATATAAAGTTAAAAAAATCTTTACTTACTACTGTACTTCAAAAGAATAATCCAGATTCTTCAGTAGAAGTAGGAACATTTAAAGAATTAAGTCAAGGTATATATAAAGGAGATACTCCTGATGCATTAGCTTATCGAATTGATGGAGAAAATATAATTCCAGTAAATATTCCCGGGTTAGATACTAAAGATTTATCACTTTTTTTAAGAGAGTTACCAAATATAACAGCAAGTGTTGCAGCGGGAGCTACTATGATTGCTTCAGGGTATGGAATACCAGCGACAGCAGCAGCGTCAGCGTCAGCAGTAGCAATAACAGAGTTAGCTACTAATGCATTTGGATTTGCTTATGAAAAAATGCATACTACAGGGGAAGTTACTGAAGAACAAATAATTGATTTTTTAAAAGATGCTTCTAAAGATGTTGCTTTTGCTGCAGCATTAGAAGGTTCTTTTGGAGTAATCATTCCAGGGTTAGCGACAGTAATAAAAAGAACAATAAAGAAAGGAGCAATTGCTCCTCGTAAATTAAGAATCGCATATGAAGATGGTTTAAAAGCAGGAGATAAAGGCGGTGAACAAGCTACAAAAGATTTAGCTAAAATAAATGAAATAATGACGAAAAGATTAGGAAAAAATCCTAATAGTAAAGACGGTACTTGGATAGATTTAAATATTCTTCAAACATTTAAAGGATCAATACCAGCAACTCAAAAAGCTTCTCAAGTTTTAAGTAATAAAGGATTAACAGTTACTGATATAGCAGCTACGAATATAGTAAAACAAACTTCTGAAGCATTTCAACAAGTATTCGCAAAAAATATTGATGACGGTATGATTACTCCAGGAATGCTACCTGATTTTACTGCAAGTCCTACTATTTTATTTGGAGATGCTTTTCAAAAAATAGCTGGTCAAATAGGAGAGGCAAATCTTAAAGAAGTTGAAGCTTTATTTACTAAACCACTAGATGAATTAACTGCTATTTTAAATGTTCTTAATAAAAGTGACGTACTAGAAAACCCAAATGCAGTGTTTGATAAAAGTATGATTAGCGGTAGTGGTCAAGAAATTTTAGAAAAACTTATTCAAAATGGAAATACTAATATAGCTTCTGTATTTGAAGTAGCTGGAGTTAAACTAACTGACGAAGTTATTAGGCCATTAAATTTAAGAACTACAGCATATCAGTTTTTAAAAAGTATTGATGATGGTCTTTTAAAAAATTTAGATGAACCTCAACAAAAAGCTTTAAAAGAAATAGTTAAAAAACTTTCTGTTTATACAAAAAGCACTCCGGGACCAGGTAAGTTAAAAGATTTATCTTATACTCAAGTAGATTCTATTTTAAATCAATTAAATGAAATGATAGATAATCCTTCACTTTATGGAGGACTGGGAAAAAATAATAAAACTTTAGTAATGGCAGGAGCTTTACGAGAAGATTTAGAAAAAGGATTAAGAAAAGCTTTAGGCGATGATAACTGGCTAAAAGTAAAAGGGCAACGTTCTGAATTAAAATCAGTAAATGATTTAAGAAAAGGAGAGTTGTTTAAAAAAATACTTAAATCAGATGAATTTTTTACTGATCAAAATGGAGGAGCTTTTTTTAAAAGTGTTAAAACTAATTCTAAAGTTTTATCACAAATGAATTCTGTCTTTAATAGAATGCCCTCTTTATCGGATCAAAAAAGATTATTTAAAATGGGAATTATTGAAGATTTAACTGGTGCTATTAATGGTCCAACGGGAGACGCATTAGAAATGGCGATTAAAAATAAAGATTTTAAATTCGTTAATGCAGCATATAAAACTTGGATGAAAACCAATAGAAAAAATATATCTCAATTTTTTACTAAAGAAGAAATGAAGTTATTAGATACTAACGGAATTAAAGCAACTAATTTATTAGAAACTCTTACGAAAAAAAGAGGTGCTGAAATGGATCACGTTAAGCAATTCACTGGAACATTACAAGCGATGGATGCTCAACAACTTATGAGTCATTTTAAGAAAAATCCAGAGCAATTTAAAAAATTTTATGAAGAAGGTATAAAAAAAGGAATTTTTGATAAAGAAGCTATGACTAATTTTAAAAAATATACCGCAATGACTTTTAATAATAAAACTATGGCGACTCAAGGAAATGGTTTATTTTTATATGACCCCGGTAAAATGGCTGACGAAATTTTAGATGCTCCTGATTTTTATAGAAATGTATTTGGAGAACAATGGTTAGATGACGCATTAGGAATGGCTAATTTTTTAAAACAATATTATCAACCTATAAAAAGTTTAATTAGTAGTGGAGATAATCAAGCTGCAAGGGCTGCTTTGCAAAATGTTTTTATGGGGCAACTTGATAGAAAAAGAACTTTTATAAGAGGTACTTTAAATTTACTTGGTATGTTTGATGCTAGGGATTTTGCTAAGTTTGTAAGTTGGAAAGATTTTAAAAAAGGATATGATAATGCTTATTTATCTAAAACTGCTAAAACAATACTTGAACCAATTAATGCTATTACCGCAGCAGATGAAAGAAAATTTGAACCTGAGAAAGGTGAAGCTTTATTAGATAGATGGGGAACAGCGGGAACACAAGCTGTAGGATTAGGAATAGGAGCAATAGATAAAGCAGCTGGTGTTGCAGGAGATATTTTAGGGATAGGTGAATAATGGAAAATAATTTAGCGATACATGAGGCGAAAGAGGACGAAAAATGGAAGCGCCAGAACGAAATTAACGATAGACTAGAGGAATTAGTCGAAAAGAATACCGCAGCTATTAACGCATTAAATGTAACGATAGCTAATAGTAAAGGCACATTAAAAGCTTTAGGTATAATCAGTTTGATAGTGGGTATATTAATATCTGTATCAAACATGTCATGGCTAAGATAAGTAAAAGTAGATTAGGGACTGTTGGAGAATATTACGCCATTCAATGGTTATTGAATCAAGGACATCAAGTTTTTTATAATGTTCATTATACGGGACCTATAGATATAGTTATACTTAAAGGAGATAAATTTATTCCTATAGATGTTAAAGTAGAAAGTCATAGAACTAATAAAAAATTAAGAAAAAGTCAAACAAGAGTGTATAGAGTAGCAACTAAATTGCAAAAAAAATTAGGAGTTCGTATATTAAATGTCGATTTACAAGGGAAATGTTACTTTAACAATTCTGTTAAAGAACAATGATATATGGTATAAAGACAACAACAAAAGGAGGTTTCAATGAAACTTTTAAAAGATGTATGGGCTCACTTAAAAGAGTGGAGTGACTGGGGAATGAAAGATTGGATTAAAGCTGGAATAGTAACTATTATTGTTTTAGTCGTATTATCTAAAGTTGTAATATAATTATGTTAGGGCTACTTCTTAAACCTTTACTTGGTGTTGCAGGAGATATTGTAAAAGGTGTCGTTGATACAAAAAAAGCAAAAGCTGTACAGAAAATAACAAAAATTAAAGCAGAGACTGAGTTATTAAATAAACAGATAGCAGGAGAAGTATCGTGGGAAGCATCAGCAGTGAATCAAATGAAAGGATCATGGAAAGATGAGGTAGCCCTTATTGTTTTGTTAGTCCCGGCAGTTTTGGTGTTCATTCCTGGAATGACNGANCATGTNGAAAAGGGGTTTATTGCATTACAGAAATTACCAACTTTTTATCAACACTTATTATATATAGCGATTAGTGCTTCATTTGGTATAAAAGGTGTTGGCGGAGCAATGAAATTATTTAAGAAAAAATGACTCCAGAGAAATTATCAGCGTGGAGAATATTTCCCCGTTTACTAATTACTTTATATGGCGTAGCTTTTTTTCGTACAACAGAGTGGTTTATGCAATTACCCGACCCTACGAATGCACAATCAGCTTTTGTATCAGTAGTCGTTGGCGCAGGAGCAGCATGGTTTGGACTCTATGTAGGAGGAACTAAACATGCGAGTATTAAAATAGAAAATAAAGAAAAATGAACTTAGAGGAAAGAATCAAGCATCATGAAGGGTATGTTAATACTGTATACAAAGATACTTTAGGTAAAAGAACAGTTGGTTGGGGACATCTTTGCCGAGATACTGAAACCTGGGAAGATGGTATTGAATATCCTAAAGATGTTCTTCAACACTATTTTGACATTGATTTTGATACTGCCATTTATGGAGCTGACAGTCTTTGTGGCAATATGGGTTTGCCTGAACGAGCTGAAGAAATTATTATTGAAATGTGTTTCCAATTAGGAACTACGGGAGTGTCTAAATTTAAAAATATGTTAAAAGGATTAAAAGAAAAAGATTATAATAAAGCTGCGGATGAAATGTTAGATTCTAAATGGGCTAAACAAACACCAAATAGAGCTAAAGAATTAAGCGATATGATGCGTACTCATGAAAAATGAAAAAAATAATGTTTAGCGTAGCACTAATTTCTGCTTTAAATATGTATGGATGTGGAATATATGATAATATGTCCATGAAACCCCATAAAACTAGTGTCACAACAGTTTATGGACAGGATGAAGTGGATAAGGCAAATGATAATAAGGATCAAACAAAAGATTCAATGCAACTAACTATTAAGCAGGAGTTTTTATGGAAAGAATGATAATTGGAATTATAGCCTCCGCCCTTATTGGGCTTGGTGCATGGAATTTAAATCAGACTTTTAATCTCTCTATTGAAATAGAAAATGTTAAAGGCAAGATTGATGTCTTGGAAAATAGCATTAAACAGATAAGCAAGAAGAAACATAAAAAAGGTTCATCAATAATGCAACAAAGTAATTAATGTCTATTGATTTCTATGATAAAATGAAAGAGGAAAAGGAGTTACTTGATATGTCAATGAAAGAATCCATTAGACAGAAAAAAGAAAGAACTCCATCTGAAGAGATGCAGGATAAGTTAGAACCTATTCCTTGCCCAATGCATGAAGATTATGACGGTGAATAATGACTGAAAAATTGGATGTATCATCTAACACTAGTGTTAGTATGCCTATGCGTAATCTTATATCGATTCTCGCTGCCGTCGGAATCGGCGTCTACGCCTTTTTCGGAATACAAGAAAGGCTTAACAATGTTGAGACGAGAAACACACTTATGGAAGCCGACCTCGTCAAGAATACTGAATTTAGAATCAAATGGCCTCGTGGAGAGTTAGGACAATTGCCTGCCGATAGTGAGCAATATATGTTATTAGAATTTATGGCATCACAATTAGAAAGTATACAAACAGAAATGGAATCCATGATGTCAAATACTGTCAACATAAATTTTTTAAAAAAACAAGTTGAAAAATTACAAGAGGACGTGGAAAAAATAAAAGATAAAGTCAGAAACAATGGAGGAGATCACTAATGGTTATAATGAAAGTAATAGCTCTCTGTATGTTTGTCAACGGATCGTTGGACGGGCATATGCTCGTTGAGGGAAACAACATATCAGAATGCTTAAAAATTAAGAGGGAGGCTGAGAGGAATTTAGCAGATAACCGTACTAATAGAATTAGATACGCATGTGGATTTGTAACAGCAGAATTAAAAGAGGATTTTGAAGGCAATCTTAAAATATATAAGATAGTTAAAGATAAGTATGAGGATTAAATCCATTCTTTCCAATTATCTCCTGTAATTGTATTAGCTAAAGATTTTTTGTTTTTAAGACTACTAAATATTTTTTCATCTATAGTATTAGGAGTTACAAAATCAATATAAGTAACATTATTTTTTTGCCCAATTCTATGTGGTCTATCTTCTGATTGTAATCTTGCTTCTAAGTCATAAGTATTAGCATAATAAATTACAGTTTTAGCTGCAGTTAAAGTTATTCCATAACCTCCCATACGGGGATTAGCTATAATATATTTATAATAACCACTTTGAAAATCTTTTATAATTTGTTGTCTATCTTCAGATTTAGTTTCTCCAAAATAAGTAGCTACAGGGATTTTAAAATGTTCTTTTAATTTATTTTGAATTTCTTTTACTGACCTTTTATAATTAGCCCAAATGATTACTTGACCATCTGTTTCCTCTAAAACTTGAACTAATTCAGTCAATCTAGGATTACCTCCAGAAATTGTTTCTTCAGTACCGTCATCATGTTTAACAAATCCGCATAAGACTTGATGAAGTCTTAATAATCGAGTAATAACTAAAGGAGCTGTTATCGATTTTTCTTTAGCTAATTCAACGTAAGCTTTTTTACGCAAAGTTTCATATATTCTTTTTTGTTCTGGAGAAAAATCTATTTCTCTTTTTTGGTATAATTTATCAGGTAAATCAAGACAGTCATCTTTTGTTACTCTAAACATGTGTTCTTTAATTGAATCTTTAAGTTCATCTAAATTTTGATAATCAACTACTTCATGAAAAGTTTTCATATTAATAGTTCTTCTACGCAAAACACAATATCTATTTCTAAATCCATAAAAACTACAATTTAAAACGTATTCAGATAAAAATGACATTTGAGTATAAATATCAATAGGACTTTGAGTAATAGGAGTTCCTGTTAATACTCTCCTAAATTTAGACTGTTTAGATAACTTTAAAATATTTTTAGTTCTTCTCGCAGTGCGATGTTTAATGGTACTTGACTCATCAACAACTACTAAAGACTTATGTACATTAAGAAAACGTTGAGTATAATTCAGTCCTTTTGTTGTACTAAAAGCCTCTACATTAATAATAAATATTTTTAATTTATGTGTATCTTCCCTTAAAAAATCTTTTAATCTTTTAATATTAGATTTAGTTTCAACGGGTTTCCAAAGTTCTAAATGAGAGTATTCCATAACATCATCGGGCATATGAATTGGAATCTCAGCTTGTTCCCAATTTCTATAAACACCTTTAGGCGCTATAATAACTGCAGAATTAATTTCGCCCTTTCTATATAGATAAGCTATATTATCTACTATAACTTTAGATTTACCAGTACCCTGTTCCATAAATAAAGCATAGTATTCTTTATCCCTACTTATATTAAAAGCATCAAGTTGATGTTTAAATGGTTCAGTTTTAAACTTAAAGTCCTTAACTTTATCGTCACTAAATATGATTTTCATTTTTTACTTTCTTTAAAAATTTAATTATATATAAAGAATTATTATTATAAAGTAAAATTTTAATAGAAAGGAAAGAAATGAAAAAAGGTAAAGTATATGTTGTTCAAGAGAATCCTAAGTTTAGTGTTCTTACTGCTGGGCAATATGGAGAATTAAGTGTTCTACTTCCTTTTGGATCTCAAGTAGTTTTAAGCGTAGCTCCTACATTACATCTAATTAGAAAAAAGTTAAGAGATTTTTCTGATGACGATTATATCGTTGCTATCGGCGACCCTACTGCAATAGCTATTGCATGTATGGTAGCAGGAGAAGTAAATAGAGGTGTAGTTAATATGCTTAAATGGGATAAAAGAGAAAAGATGTATTATCCCGTACAAATAGATTTGACTGGAAGAAAGGAGAGAGAGAAAAATGGCTGATGTAGATATTTTTCAATCGCTAGAACAAGATGCGAAACGTCAAAAGGAAATTCCTAATGACGAAAAGTTTAAACAACTCAATACACTTGCAAAACGTTTTATTGATACTAAAGACGATATTTCTGTAGCAGAAGAAAACGTAAGTAAGTTAAAAGAGAGTTTAAAACAAATCAAGGAGAATGACCTCCCTGATATGATGAGTTCTTTAAATATGGATCAATTTAAGTTGACAGATGGTACAGTTATCTCTATAAAAGATGACGTATTCGCTTCAATTAAATCTGATAAAAATGTCGAAGCATTACAATGGCTTGACGATAATGGATTAGGAGATATTATTAAGCATAAAATCTCTGTATCTTTTAATCGTGGAGAACACGAAGATGCTGAGAAGTTTAAAGAATTTTTTGGCAAATCATTTAAACAAGAGTTAGATGAGAAGTCAACAGTCCATCCTCAAACATTAAAAGCGACAGCTAAAGAAATGGTGCATAGTGGCCAGAATTTACCTGATACACTTTTCAATGTATATGAGGCTAAGATTGCTAACGTGAAAATACCGAAAGGAGAATAAAATGGCTGATACACAAGTAGCGAAGAAAGAAAACTCAGCACTGAGTATTCCTGCAGAGGATTTACTCGCTGATGTTGGAAGAGGACTTGAAAAAGTTTCTTCTGACGATATGACGATACCGAGGTTAGCTA